GCAGTCTGCCGCACTGGGTAGGCAACGCGAGCGTCAAGCGCCAGCCCCCAGAAGTGCCGGACCCGATCCATGACCGAGCCTTCCTGCAACGGTGCATCGCAGACCTGAAACCGGCTACGGCTCCAGTCGGCGTCCGTCGGAACCTTGCGCCGGATTGTCCCTTGGACAAAGTCGAGCGTTCCGATGCCGGCGTAAAGCTCGCCGTCGAGGCATATCCCACCCGGCAGAAGCGCGGTGAACCATGCCGGCGCGTTGATCGAGTCGCCGCCGCGAGAGACCAGTTTCCACCCATCCCACACGGCCCGCACGCCGTCGAGCTTCTCGGAAACAAGCCAGCCTACCGGGTCAAAACCCCAGTATTCTCCGGCAAGCATCGGCGAGACCATGCCGGACGGTTGCCTTGTTGCCCTTCCGTTGCCAATGGAAAACTTGCCGCGGTTCCCACTCACTGCTTCGTTGCCGCCGTCAACGTCAGGTCGAAATGGCTGCCGCAGGCCGCAAGGTTGACGCTCTCGATGGTCCACCGTTTGCCGCGGAAGGTGATCTTCTTTCCGGCCACCGGATGCTGCCGGCCGCTGCTGTCTGCGGTGTAGATCGTCGAGTCCACCGTGATGATCGTGGAGTCCGCGGTGATCCAGTCCGCAAGCATGACGGCCAGGGTGAATCCGCTTTCATCCTGAAACCCGCCCGCAATCGGGATGTTCGATTCCCGGTCCGAGGATGGCACGCAGGCCACGTCCACAGCGACGCCCTGCGATGTCGTCCATCGGAACGTGGAATCTCCGGTCAACGGCTGCATGACCTTGAGCCCTTGCTGGATGAGTGAAGCGAGCGGGTTCATTTTGGGACTGGCTCGAAGGTGTTTACAAACTCGCCTTGAGTCCGCACGAACAGCTTCCCGTTTCGCTCATAGACGACCGACTTCCAGCGCGATTCACCCAGCCGGAACTCTGCCGGCCCGATGACCTCGACGATGACGCCGTGATGGTTGCGATGGCGGAACAGCTCACAGGATTCGTCCGTCCTTGATCCGGTGATTTTCAACGGAGAAGTCCCCACCGGCTGCGATTCTGACGTTTGCGAAACCATGGTTCCAGCGGTTAATGCGTGCGTAGGCAGGGTGAAGCTCACAGAGGCAGCCGGTTGACCAACAGGTGATAGTCCGCTCCATCATCGTCGTCTCCGTGTGCTCGGACGTGCGGTGATGGTGTCCAATCAATGCCCGGTCGAGCGCCCGCATGAACACGCCGCGCGCCGGGTTGACGGGATTGGTCAGGCCCTTCGGAAGCTCATGGCCGTGCAGGACCGGCAGCTTCCCGAGCATGATGATCCGCTGGTCCCCGATGACCTCGATGCCGTGCTTGTCGGCATGGAGCAGCGACGGGAGCGACAGCGCGTCAATGCCGAGCAGCTCGGGGCATTTGCGCCAGATGAACGGCCACCACCGCTCATCGTGGTTGCCCAGCTTGAAGACGAGCCGCGCCTTGCGGAACCGTGCGCGGATGTGGGCGAAAAACTGGCGCACAGCTTCAATCTCGCCCTTCAGGTCGCGCTCCTCGGGGTCGGTCTCGTAACGGCTGATCGTGTAGAAGTCCACCACGTCCCCGTTCAGCAGGATCAAGTCCGGCTTGATCTCGTCGCCGTACTTCAGCGCGCACTTGAGCGCTGGCGTGTCGTGGTAGGGAATGTGGATGTCGGATAGAATGAGAACATTCTTGGCCTCCAGCGTGACCGGCTTCCAGTCATTGCTCTTGCTGGCGGGAAGCGGCGGAGGTTCCGAGATGTAGTCCGGTTTCTCGACGGTTTTAACGCGGGCGCCGGTTTTTTTTCCGATGACCTTGCGAACCACGTCGCGGGCATAGCTCTCGGTATGGAACAGGATGGGATGCGTCAGGTGAAGCAGGCGCGCCAGTGCCCGAGCTGAATGGTTCGGGAACTTCAGCGCGGCTTGACGTGCTGCTTCAACGGCGATCATTTGGTCACAAGTTCCGCGCGGAGTTCGTCGTAAGATTTCAGCGACTTGAGCAGGTCAAGCCACTCGGCCGCGGTCACGTCGTCTGGCTTCTGCCTGCTGTAAAGCTCGATGATCTTTCGGGCCGCAGGAATGCCGACACCGTTAATCAGTGCGATGATGGTGATGGGGTCCATAGGTCAGCGGGTCAGTGTTGAGACGAGGCCGAAAAGCTCCACGCGCAGCGCCTCGACAGCAGCCGGGTCGAATTGTCCGGCGTTGGCTCCAGTTGCCACGGCAAGGCGCGTGGCGGCGGTGTAGTGGTCCCACACGGCCCGCACCTTGTCTTCCTTCCCGGCGAGCACGGCGGACGCCCTGGAGGCGGCTTCAGGCTCCGCAACGCGCAGGCTGGCGATGCGCCGTTCCTCGTTCTGGACGTAGGCAAACCAAGCATGGATTGCCGCGTCCGCCGTGGTGATCGTGGTGGAAGTCGCGTTGTAGGCGACACGCTCAGGACTCAGCTTGCAGCCGCCAACAAGACAGGCCGCGAACAGGACAACGATGGCCAACAGGGCCGCGGCAAACGCCGAGGCACCGGCGGCGAATCGGTTGTGCGGGCTTTTGGATCGGGTGAGCATGGTTTCAGGGGTTGACTGCGTGGTGTTCAAGGAGACGAAGCCGCGCTTCGTGATCGGCGAGCCGTTCGTTCTGAGAACCGTCGTCCGTGTGCCGTTCGCGGAGGATTCGGAGTTCGGTCGTCAGGTCGGTGATCTTGACCGACAGCGCTTCCTTAACCTCGCGCTCGCCCTTGCGGTCGGCCTCATACTCAGACCGGCTGACGAACTGGCTTTTGGCGTAGAGGAGAGCAACAAAGAAAGCCACTTGCACCAGCTTCCAAAGGCCATCGCCATGGCGGTATAGGAATGCCATCACAGGTTTGAAATCGTCGTTCTGCTCGGTGGCCTTCACTCGGGCTTTGCGTCAGTGATTGCCTGTTTTCCCTGCCTGAACGACTGGTTGACGCCCACCGCCGCAGCTCCGAGTCCGCAGCCGAGCAGGATGTTCTCAACCGTCCAGCCGTGCCAACCGGCCTGCGCCAACGCGCCCGCGGCCATCAGGACGAACGGGATTGAGTAGTCGGGAATCCAGGGAACGGCTTTGACAGCGCGGCCAAGCGCGTTGAGCACGGCGACGATGGGAGCAAGCTCCGCAATATTGACGGTGGTTTCCATGGTCAGTCCATTTTTAGGGCATCAACACCGATCAGCGTGAATCGCCCAATCCCGGTGCCGGTCGCCGCGGCGTTGGTATTCACACCGACCAGTTGCATGGTGAGGTTTCGGCGCCGACGAGCGACAGACAGCGGAAGTGCCGCAGAGGATGCTCCCGAGTATGTAGGCCACGAGCCGGTCGCCACCGGGAATTGCAGGACCATGGGAAAGTTACCGACGCTCTGGTAGGTGTCGAACGAGCTGAATGGGGTCAGTCCGTCGGCATAGATGGTGAAACGTCCAGACGACTGCCCAACGCGAACAACAGGGCTGAGGATGTCGCAATCGTTGGCCTCGACGGCGATTCGATCCCACGTTGTGTTTGACGTGTAGACCTTCGGCACTCGAATGCCCGTGGTCGGAGAATCGTTGTAGCCGGCGATGTAAGGATCGGCATCCTCGGTGGTCCACGTCCCAAGGAGCTTTACGTTTCCCATCGGGACTTGCTCGATGACTGGAGTCTCAAACAGGAATCCGACCACCTTAGCGGTGCCGCTGGTTGCCAGGAATCGGAAGCCGGTCGAGACGGGCAGGCCCTTGTTCTTGGCGGTGGTGTATCGGGAAAACGTCGAGGCGAACGTCTGCACCTGTGCGGCCGTGGCGATGGGTGTCAGCAGGAATGGCAGGCTGATCCCGTTGATGGTGTTCGTTGCCATCACGTTCCCGGAGGTGTCTTGCAGTGAATAGGTGAAGTTTTCTCCGGACTGGTTCTCGAAGATGCCATAGATTTGCCCGCTGACGTAGGGGAAGCAGACTCGGATGAACTGGGAGCTGGTCACGGTTATGAACCCATTTGTGGTGGGGATTCCGGCCCAGTTCACGCGGAGATTGTCGGATGTGTAGGACGTAGTGCCCGTGCCCGTCGAACTGGTTTTACTGAACACCAGTTGCAGATGTGCCGCCGGAGAGCTTCGCACGGAGGTTCCAGCAGCGACCCGGCGATAAGGCAACACGCTCAGCGTGGCGTTCTGGGCGTAGGAGTTGAACAGCCCCGTGAAGGCCCGCGCCCAAAGCGTCTGACCAGAGTTTGAAGGATGGACTCCGTCCAAATAGGGAGTGGATCCAGAGCCGGCCAGGTAGTTCTGGTACGCTTCCTCCATAAACTCACGGGTGTCGCAGACTGCGAGTCCGTTGGCCGTTGCGATTTTCTGCCACTCGGTTCCGGCCGGTGCGTTGTTGCTGTAGCCGTCGTAGCGGCTATTGCACGTTGCAATAATGACCGACGAACCAAGCTTCCTGAAGTATCGAGCACACGCCTCGACGTTCTGGAACGTGTTTCCGTCGTCATTCGTGCCCAACGAGATGATGACTACATCAGGCGCCGCTGCCGCCAGCTTGTTCTGGCCGACGTATGCGTCCGGCATGATCTGGGACACTTCCCATCCCGGGAGACCTGCAAGTCCCTGATCGATGCTATCGCTGTCCCATGCGCCTGCCGTGCTGGTGAAGATATTGGCCATGGCCAACATGGCCATCGCGCTGTTGCCGCCCGGTAGGGCGAACCGAGTCAGAGTAACGTTGGCCGCGTTCGGCACGTTGTAGCCGCTCCCGGAATTGGCCGAGTTGAACGCGAGGTTGTACCACGTGGGCGTCCCGCCCGTGCCTGCCGTGATTGAGTCTCCAATTGCGAGGATCGTGATGGCGGCGCCCGAGCGAAGCTTTGTGACCGCCGGGGCAATCGGATTGGGAGGAAGCTGGAACGAGGACGGTTGAATGACGGAAGTCACCGCATTGCTGCTGGTGACTACGGTGGCGATTGGAACGCCCGCCGTGTGGAATGCGCGGGTAAAAGCGTGGAAACTCAGGTCGTAGAGGTCAACGACCACGATGTTTGTCGCAGACGCCTTGAGCCGAACAGTTCCCGCGGCTACCGCAATCGGCACACCCATGCCGTCACGGATGCGGCCCGCGCCGACCGTCAACGTTAGTCCGGAGGATGACGTTGGAAACCCGTCCCGCGTCAGGATTCGCTTGTAGCGCATCGATCCAGTGGTGGACACGATCACATTGAGCCCGTCGTCAGAGCTGCTCGTGTCGCTGGAATCGTAGCAGTATTGGGCTCCACCGCCGTCGCCGTTTGAGGTGGCGCCACCGACCGTGATGATCTGGCCGGTGTTGAGCTGGGAGGCATTGGTCGCAAGGCCCTTCAAGGCGGAAAACGTAGACACCTGAATGCCTGCCTTGTCGGTCTGCAGCCGGGTGGCAGTCGACTCAACGATGCGTTTTGAGCCATCGGAGACAAGCGCCTTGGAACCGCTCAGGGACGGAGACGCAGTGGTTCCAATCAACCGCTTCCACCGGCCCGTTGCGTAGCCGTTGACCGAGACAATGCCGGTCTGGTCAGAAGACGTGTTTGACGAGTCCCAAACCCAAAGACCGGAAGTGCTGTCTCCGGTGGCTATCAGGCTTGTCGCGTTGGCAGGATCTCGGCTGGAAATGTCCTGCTCATCGTTTGCCAGATAATACCCCTGCGGCGACGTGTTTCCACTGATGTAGAATTTCGCGTTGGTGATCGTTGTTCCGTACCCAATCCCATTCGTGATGTTCAGCTTGGCCGCGAACACCGCGTTTGACAGCGTGGTTGACGCGTTCGTCGAGATGCCAAGTTGCGCGGCAAGCCAGTTGTCGTTGGTGTTGATCTTGGAAAACGCCGTGCGGATCGGGTCTCCGCTCTTGTCGTTTGCGACTGTCCCTAGGTTGACGTTGGTCACCTGGGCGAAGCACCGGAACGCAAGAAGGAGGATGAGAAGAAAGCGCATCTTCATGGGCGAAGGACCGTCAACCGCCTGCAAAAGAGCCCCGCCCGCATGAGCAACGGGCGGGGCTTGTCGAAACACAACCAGATGAACAACCAACCGCAGTGATTAACCGAGGAGGACAGCCAGATGCTCGGGCTTGATGACTTTCACACCCCAGACGGCGCGGACGTGATAGGTCACCATGTCGATGCCGGGGTAAGCCGCGATCTCGAAGCTCATGCCGGAGACAGGATCGGTGACGGTTTCCTTCTCGAAGGCCAGGTCGCGCTCCGGGGAAACCGGGAGGCGGGAGGCGAACAGGATCGCGTTCCGGCTGAGGGCGATGTTTCGGGCTGCAGTGGCAACAACGGTGATCGCTCGGGTCGCTGCGCTCTGGGCAACCCGGAGGCCGGGAGCCTGAAGCGTGATCGTGTCGCCAGAGGCCGGGTTCGAGCCAGCGAAGGACACGGACGCCACGACGTATTTGTTGCTGTCGTTCGCGAAGGTGATGATGTCACCCGCGGCCACGACGCCCGTGCCGGCAGTCGCCAGCGGAATGACCGTCTGGCCAACCGTGAAGGCCGCGCTGGTCGAGGTCGCAGAGGCCATGGCGCCGGCAGTGACGGTCTGAACCTGCGCCGACTCCCGGAACTTCAGCCCGTTGGTGTCGAGGATGATACCCTGCGCGGTCATGTCGCCGTTGAGCGAGGTGTTCGCATTCAGCGGGTTGTTGAGCAGGGTGCGGAGCGCGGCGCCGGCCGTGGTGTTGACAACCAGCGAGCGCTCGTTGAACGGGGCGCCGTTGTCGTCGAGGATCTTCCGCATCTGCGCGGACTCGGCGAGATTCGTGCCAAACGGAGTCGTCGCGGCGGTGCCGAAAGCGCGGGAAGCGCCGAGGTAGGCAGCGTTGGCGATGTCCAGTTCCATCTCGTTGACGAGGCCGCGGATGGCCTGCGCGATCTGCTGCTGGTTGAGAGTCAGATGTCCCGGACCCTGATCCAGCGCATAGCGCTCCTCGTTCGCCCAAGAGAACGGATAGAACCGTTGCTTTGTCAGCGTGAGGCTGTTGTTGGTGATGGTCTGGTCAGCGATGGTCGGGAACGACATCGCCGGGGTGATGTTGCCACCGGCCGAATTCACCGGAGCGGCAGGGACTCGGAGCGTCTGGCCAACGGCCACGCGGTCCGAAGAGGCGTCACGGGTGACGGCCGGGAGAAACCCAACCAACTCACGCGAAACGACGTTCAACGCGGCGTAGGCGTCGGGAACGAGGTTGCTAAACGTATTTGCCATTTTGTGTGTGTGTCAGTTGTGAAATCAGTCGATGAGCTTGCCCTTGGAGAGCACGAACTCCATGCGGGCCCGAGGCGTCATCTTGTTGAAATCAGCGCGGGTCATGCTCTGGCCGACCGCAGCCTTCCTGTTGTCGGCGATGGGCGGCACGCCGACACCGGCGAGGATCTCGCGGGCCTTGGCGGCGGCGCTCTGGTCCTTGGACTTGAGGTCATCAACCTCGGCCTTGAGAGTGGCAGCGGAAGCGACGGCCTCGGACGCGGCC